GAACTGACGGAACTGTCCTAGCAGCAGGCGGCACGAACGCTTGTGTAATTACTTCCGCCAACTACACCAAACTGGCGGGGATCAGCGGAACCAACACAGGCGACCAGAGCATCTTCAAGAATGTAGCGGTAGCTGGGCAGTCCACGGTAGTTGCCGACTCCACTAACGACACGCTCACCCTCGTAGCGGGCACCAACATCACCCTCACAACGGATTCCGCTACCGATACCATCACAATCACGGCATCAGGAGGTGGAGGCACTGGAGACGTAGTTGGGCCAGCCAGCGCAACCAATGGAGCCTTTGCCCTATTTGACACGACCACGGGAAAACTCCTCAAGAATGGATCAGTGCCGGGAGGAGCCGCAACGCTCAATGTAGGCACCACCGCAGGCACTGTTGCCGCGGGAGATGACTCTAGGCTCACAAACGCCCGCACACCTACAGCACATGCTTCCACACATGTCACAGGTGGAACTGACGCTATTCAGTCGGCTACGTCTTCCCAGAACGGGTTGGCAACTTCTACGCAAATTACCAAGCTCGATGGGATCGAAACTGGAGCCGATGTCACAGATGCTACCAATGTATCTGCGGCTGGAGCCGTGATGAAGACCTTGGCCGATGCTAAAGGCGACCTTTTTGCTGCAACCGCTGCCGACACAGTGACTCGCTTGCCTATTGGGGTGTCGAATGGGCATGTGCTGACCGTCGATTCGGCGGAAACCACGGGGATGAAGTGGACAGCACCTTCCGGCTCCGGTGGCGACGTAGTTGGGCCAGCAAGTTCCACAGACAATGCTTTTGCACGGTTCGACGCTACAACAGGTAAACTTCTCCAGAATAGCACTGCGACTTTGGACGATGTGGGTCTTGCCTCCTTGGATGCCGTGCAGTTCGCTACCTCCCCCACAACGGCTGAAGGAGCGGCAAAGGCAGTTTGGAACGCTACCAATAGCTGCCTGAGCATTGGACTCAACTCTTCAGTCACTAGTTTAGTTGGCACCGATTCACATGTGCAGGTGTATAACGAATCGGCAAGCACCATGACGGTGATGCAGGTAGTTAGACAAAGTGGATCATCTGGAACCCGCCTCAGCGTCGAATTAGCTTTAGCAAATACGGATGCTAATTCTGCGACCTCTATCGGCGTAGTTGCTCAGACGATAGCAAGCCATGCCCAAGGGTTCATCCAAACGGCTGGATTACTCCAAGGGGTCAATACAAATGCTTTTCTCGAAGGCGATACCCTTTGGCTATCTCCGACTACCGCAGGTCTGATCACCAATGTCCGACCCACTGCTCCAAACCATAGTGTTCGGGTTGGTTACTGCATCAAGAAGTCTGCTGGGGCAGGTATTATCCTGATCGACATTCTCAATGGGTTTGAAATTGGGGAACTGCATGATGTTGTCATCACCGAGCCAGTTTCCGACAATAGTTTTCTCACCTATGATACTGCATCCTCAGTATGGATAAACGAAGCCCCCTCCGCAGCAAAATCTTCCATCGGCCTTGGCAGCGTGACCAACGATGCACAGACCAAAGCAGCAATTGTTCCGAATACTGCACCGACAGCAGGTCAGTTGCTTGTGGGGAATGCAGGCGGAACGGCTTACGCGCCAGTGTCACTCAGCAGCGACGCTACCGTAGCCAGCACAGGCGCACTGACTTTGGCGACCGTGAATAGCAATGTTGGTGCCTTTGGAAGCGCAACTCAGTCAGCAGCAGTCACGGTCAATGCCAAGGGCTTAGTTACCGCTGTTAGCGCATCCACAGTCACGCCAGCAGTTGGGTCGATCACAGGTCTAGGGACTGGAGTCGCAACTGCTTTGGCAGTCAACGTAGGTAGTGCAGGAGCACCTGTCGTAAACGGTGGAGCACTTGGCACACCATCGAGTGGAACGCTCTCAAGCTGCACTTTCCCTACGCTCAACCAAGACACTACGGGGTATGCTAGTGCTTTAAAATCAGCTACGACGACTGTGAGCGTGTCGGCGGCTACGGCACCAACAAGTGGGCAGGTGCTCACAGCGACCAGTGGCACAGCAGCAACATGGCAGACACCGACAGGCGGTGGCGGTTCCGCACCTCAGCCCGTTCAGGCGGTGCTCACCACCACTGCGACCACGACCAGCACTACGTATGCTGACATCACTGGCCTCACGGTCAGTTATACGCCCACCTCGACAACTCAGAAAGTGCTAGTCCGTGGCAGCGTGTCTTTTGGGTCTACGTCTAGTAACCAGACCGCCTTTCGGCTTGCCCGTGGCGGCTCAGCCTTGACGATAGCCACCACATCCGGATCGCGCACTGTTGCACACGTTTCATTCTTCGACACAGCCAACGGTTTGGGTCTTGAGACGGCAACATTTGAGTTTCTTGATACCCCCGGAACAACTTCAGCCGTTACATACTCTATTCAATGGAAGCGCGGAGGCTCCAGCGGCACCTGCTTTCTGAATCGAGCCTACGATGATGGTGATTATGACACCCGCACCAATACGGTTTCCACACTAACAGTTATCCCCTTTGCAGAATAATATGGATATTCCACAAGCCATAAACCGATGCCGCCCCAACACTGAATGGACGCTCAATGGAGAAGAGTATTCAGGGCTTGTTTGGCTGGACAGCACTAGCGAAAAACCAACAGAGAATGAACTTATCTCTGCATGGGGGCAAGTATTGGCGGAGAAGCCTTCTGTTTCCGTTTCCATGCGCTCACTACGTCTGGCACTGATCGACGCTGGACTCTATCAGTCTGTTGTCGCTGCGATCAATGGTGTCTCTGACGAGACTGAAAAGCTCAAGGCGCAGATATGGTGGGATGCCTCACCCGTTGTTTTTCGGGATAACCCATACGTAGTCAATATCGGCGCTGTCTTAGGAAAATCAGAAATTGAGATTGACCAGATTTTCTCAGCCGCTAAGCTTCTCGATCTACCATGATTATCGAACGCCTTTCAACCCTATGTGATGACACGCCTAACTTAGTTTTGGCAAGCATGGTGTCCTCAGCGGTATCCACTTGCACACTGATAGGAAGTGGGTTGATGGCAATGTTAGGTCAAGTCCCGACGCCGACAGAAGCCGGGATGTGGCCTTTCTACGGAGTTCTGATTGTAGCAGTCATCACCCTCTTTTGCTCGTTGGCCTACGTGATTAGGTGGATGATGACCACTGGAGTTACCGCGATTGCCTCAGTAAAAGAAGCAGTTGCGGTTTTAAGCACCAGCAACGATAGTGTCAAAGAAGCCTTGGAGAAACAATCCGCTTTCTTCGACTCCATTGGAAAAGATGCCATCAGGCAATCCCTAACCCAGCACAACTCGAAACCATGAAAAACTTCTTCAAAAATTGGAAAACTACTCTCGCCGGATTGTTCGGTATCGCTTCGGTAATCGTTCCTGTCGTCGCTCCTCAATACGCTACCGTAGCTCATCAGGTTACTGCCCTCGCGGTAAGCCTCGGACTGGTTGTTGCTAAAGATGGCGATAAGACAGGTCTATGAGCTTTGTGGTCGATGCTTTAGGTTGGGGGTCATTGGCAGTTGCCGTTGTGATCTTCGCGATACTGTCAATCCCCCGAAATATATGACCAAGACCCAGATTGCCAGAGACTTCATTTCGCGCTTTCCTGATGCTGAAAACAGGACTATCGCAAGGGTGATGAATAGGGAAATGCCCAAGATATTTCAGACGGTTGACATTGCGAGGAATGCGGTTCGCAACCTTCGTGGGGCTTTTGGAAAAAAAGTTACGGCGGACAAGAGTGCAAAACGCCCACTCGGCTGGCAAAAGAATGTCCTCCCAAAGACTCAGGCTACAAAACGCGATCCTGTGGTATTAAGCGGAGCCTTGAGAACCTTGATTCTTTCGGATATACACATCCCTTACCACGACGAGACTGCCCTATCAGCCGCTATTGCTTACGGAAAGAAAAAGAAGCCGGATGTCATCATCCTCAATGGAGACATTGGTGATTTCTACGGAGTAAGCCGACATGACAAAGACCCTCGCCGTTCCTTGGCCGATGAGCTTGACGCAATCCGCCAATTCCTCTTTTTCCTTCGCCAGCAGTTCCCCAAGGCCCGAATCCTCTATAAAATTGGGAACCACGAAGCAAGAATGGAGATGTTCCTCGTCAAGAACGCCCCCGTCCTTCTTGGTGTGAGTGATTTTGAACTCCCTGTTCTTCTCAAGTTTGACGAGCTTGGCATCGAATTAGTGCCATCGCTGACCCTGATTCGTCTGGGGGATTTGCCTATCTATCACGGGCATGAACTGCCTCAAGGTATGTCCTCCCCCGTGAACCCCGCCAGAGGTATTTGGATGCGCGTTCAAGAGTCGCTGATTTGCGGACACTGGCACCGGACGTCTGAGCACACCGAAAGCACTGGACTGAACAAGAAACTTTCGTCGTGCTGGTCAACAGGTTGTCTCTGTGATTTGAGTCCCGACTATGCCATCGTCAACCGCTGGAATCACGGCTTTGTCATGGTTGACACACAGGAAGACGGCAATTACGAAGTCACGAATCACAAAATCATCAATGGTCGAGTTTATTGATATGTCGCCACTAGAATTTACAAAGACAGTTCAGACACGTTTGGGGGTGGATGCGGACGGTGAGCCGGGGGCACAAACCTTGGCTGCACTTGACAAAGCCCTGCCTCTCAAAGCTACTCCTGAGCCTCCGACTCTTCTCCTGACAGGGGAAAAGGTCGATGAGCGCAGCGAGAAAGTCATCGCGACTCTCCACCCTAACCTACGTGAAAAAGCCCGTGAGCTAGTGCGTAAAGCAGCCACAAGCGGCATCACCATCAAGCTGATCTCCGGTCTTCGCACCTACGACGAGCAAAACTCGTTGTACGCCCAAGGGCGCTCTTCTTCTGGCAAGGTCGTGACCAACGCTCGCGGAGGATATTCTAACCACAACTTTGGTGTCGCCTTTGATGTCGGCGTGTTTGTGCATGGGGCTTATATTGATGAGTCCCCCGCCTACAAGACCGTTGGACAGCTTGGCAAGAATCTTGGGTTTGAGTGGGGCGGCGACTGGTCTAGCATTCAGGATCAACCCCACTTCCAGCTTCGTCCTGTGTGGGCGAGAGGTATGAAGGAGAGTGAGATGCTTGCAGAAATGCGTGCGCGTAAGGCTTCCGGCAAAGATGTCTTCTAACCTCTATGCTTGCAGTCGTCACCTGCTTCTTCAACTTTGGGAACTTCAAAAGACCACAGGCCAATCTGCATCGGTTTCTCCGGCAGATGAAACGAGACGGAGTTGCCGTGTTTGGGGTGGAAGCGCACCTAAAAGGCGCAAATACCACCACAAAAGGCATCGCCAACTGGAAGCAGATTCCAATCGAGTCACATAACCAAATGCTGTGGCAGAAGGAAGCCGCCATCAATCTTGCCGCTAAGGCTATTCCCGCTGAGTACGCTAACTTGGCGTGGATTGATGCCGATGTTTGGTTTGACAACCCCAACTGGGTAAAGGATACGGAGCGGGCATTAGAAACCTGCGAGGTAGTGCAGATGTTTGATCGAGCCGTTTGGACTGGGCCAGATGGAAAGGCATCCTTGAGCAAATGCTCGGTTGCAGAGACGCAACTTGATTTACAGTGGAGGAGCCACCCCGGCTTCGCATGGGCGATGCGCCGAGATGTTTGGGAGCGTATTGGAGGATTGTTTCCTTTTGCAGTATCGGGGGCGGGGGACACCTTGATGGCTATGGCTTTTCAAGGCTCCAAGCTGCCCCCTGCTTTCCAGCAGAATGTGGGAGCCAATCCGGCTCGCTATGACGCATGGAAGAGCAATCTTTATCCCTGCATATTGGGGCATATCCAAGGGACTTGTTACCATGAATGGCATGGAACGATGGAAGATCGCGACTACATTGGCCGGAGAGAACGGGTTGCCAAAATTGATTCTGAAAAAGATTTACAAATAGCCTCCAACGGATTATTGGCGTGGACAGAATCTGCAAACCCCAAAATCATTGGGGAGGTTCGGCAATACTTCACTTCCAAAAATGACGACAAACTCTAAACCCATTCTGGTAGCTTTTACGGGCCTTGCTCAAGCAGGCAAAACCACAGCCGCCCAAGCCTTTTTGTCCCTAGGCTATGATCGCATGTCATTTGCCGACCCAATCAAGGCGATGATCCGGTGCCTGACCCCAGTCACAGACAAGCTGGCAAGACCCCCTGAACTTTGTGGTAAGTCTATCCGAGAAGTCTACCAGTCCCTCGGAACCGATTGGGCACGCAATATGGTTGGTGGTGATATTTGGATTCGCGCAGGACGGCAGCGTATTGACACCTTGATGGGCGATGTCCAGAGCGGAGTCATCCGTGGGGTTGTAATTGATGACATTCGCTTTGATAACGAAGCGGAGCTAATCCGCGAAATGGGCGGAGTAGTGATCGAGATTACTCGCCCAGACTCAGTTCAGATGGATCACGCATCTGAAGCTGGAGTCTCCCGCCACCTAATTGACCACAGTTTCTCCAACCACACGGACATCGACAGCCTGAAGTGCCAAGTCTTGAGCAAGCTCTACTACGGTGCGCCTTGATTGTTAGTTGAAAAAAGAGTAGGCTATTTTCAACATGGCTACTGCGAACTCCGCCTCAAAACTGCTGCCACCGCAGCGGATTCCTTTCAACCCCACCAGCACCGATGTGTTTGTGGTGGAGAACTTCAATGTTGTCCAGTCGCCCAACGACTCGATCCCTGCCTACGGGACTCCGCACAACGACATCTCCAAGCTCAAGTCTTGGCCTGACCACAAGTTCTGCCTTCAGACTCAGCCTGATGAAAAAGGGAATTATCAGCGGTGGTATGTAGCTGATCAGGCGACACAGAACCTTTACAACTGGGAGATCAGTGATTCTGGGCCTATACCAGCAATCAATCAGACTTTTATCATCCCCCGCGCCGACTATCGGGCAATCCCAGCCAACCCCGCAGTTACCTATCCAGCCCCGCCTAATCCGCCCCTCAACACGACTGGTTACGAGATTACTGCTACCCAAGAGCAGCGCATTGGGGAACCCAAACTGGATAGCCTCTATGTGTCCGTTCAGGTAACACGGGAGAAGGTCAGCACTATCAATACGGCGTATGCTGTCGATCTGGATACCAACACGGTTCAGGAAACCAAGACCAAGAAAGTCCCCGCAGGCACACAAGCCTCTGGAGTGGCAGCAGACGGCACGTACAGCAACGTGTCCGTGATCAACTCCCTCTGGTCTACCAAAACGACCCAGAAGGCAGCAGGACTGGCAGGAACGTCCAACAATGGAGTTGCGACTCGCATTCTCTACTACCGAGACAACTACACTTGGCCCAGAGTCCTGAACTACATCAATATTCAGGCAATCCAGAGCGACCCACGGAACATCTATTCCCCGATTTCTTCTTTCTCTTGGTCGCCAGTCTGGCTTGCGGATGCCTTTGATGGGCCTTGCGACTATACAGTTGTCGAGCGGTGGACGCTAGCCAAGCCTATTTTTGGTGGTGACCCCGACTGGAATACCGGAACAGTATGGGCACCATCTACGGTGTATGTAGTAGGTAACTACATCACCCTTGCAACTGGAAGCTCTCCCACCTACTACAAATGCAAAGAAGCACATACATCTGGGGGTTCCTTTAATGCCGCCTACTGGACTCAGGTTTCCCCGCTGATCCCGCAGGAAACGCCAATGCTGCGCTCTGAGATTGTCTTCAACGGAGCCGACTTGAAAATCAATATCCCTGCCTGTTTGCATGATCGCTACAGCCTTTGGGACACCCAGTTCTCACAGACATACCCAGCAACCAACCCGACTCGCTGGCCTGCAACCGTTCTTGCCCGAGTCACGGTGACTCCTGATCAAGGCGGCTATCTAACTCGGATGTTCTATGTCAAGTCCCCGAGCACCGCAGGGAACCCGACAGACATTTCTCTGAGCCTCACGGCGGAAGCTGCGACAGGTTTCACTCTTTCAGGAGCAGTAGCCGCTACGGTTCCGACAGGAACGATGTATCTCTCTATCTCCACTGACCCGAACTTCGGAGGTGGATTCTTGGGGAGCTATAATGCTTTGGCTATTGGAAGCCACACGCTAAATACTGCCAGCAACACGACAACCGTCGTCACTGGAGCGACTCGCGGGGTCACTTATTACGCGAAGCTCGTCTGTTCGGGAGTCACAAGCAATCTCTGCATCGCTTTCACCGACCCGCAGCCCGAGCTAGCTATCACAGGAAATGGGGATGCGGAGATTAGTGGAGCACAAATCGCCCCAGTCACTCCTGCGAGCACTACAACCGATACTCCGGTAGGGGTGCAAGTGACCCTCCCATTGACCCTAAACAACATAGGGATGGAAACCCTAGCTGGGTTTTCCGCAGTTAAGACATCCGTTGATCCGGCCCATGCGGCGATGTTCACTTTTGCCGAGTTCCCCGCAGCTATTACTTCTTCAGGGTCTTCCACGTGGAATGTTTACTTTACGCCAACATCGAGCGGTTTGAAGTCAGCAACGATTGCCATTACTAGCAATGCCTCGCAGATATTCTATCTCCACGTAGCAGGAACAGGTATTTCGACAGATATTCAAGTAGAGCAGCCAGCGGGAGTCATCCTCAGTAATAGTAGTGCTACCATCAACTTTGGGACGGTGACGACAACTCCGGTTGTCGAAACCTTTGTCATCAAGAATGTCGGTAACGATACCATCCCGCTAAGTAACTTGGCTCTTTCAATCACGGGGTCAAATGTTTCGGACTTCCAGCCGTCAGATTTGACGGTCACTTCTCTTGCCAGCGGGGTATCCACGACTTTTACTGTCACTTTTGACCCGTCAATTGACTCCCCAACTTCTGATACTCGCACGGCTACGCTCTCAATTGCCAGCAGTGATCCAGATGAAAACCCATTCGTAGTTTATCTGACGGGTGTTTCCCAGAATCCAGAAGCACCGGGCGCAGTTGACCTTGATTGGGACGCAGATGCAAACGGAAACGTTTATGGTATCGCCCATCAGTCGGATGGGCAAGCCATCTTGGTTGGTGACTTCACGCAGATCAACGGAGGCACTTCCCGCAACTATATTGCCCGAGTTGATGCGACCACAGGAGCAGTTGATGCCGGGTTTAATCCTGACGCCAATGGAGGCATTCTTTGTGTGGTAGTACAGCCCGATGGCAAGATCATCGTTGGGGGCAACTTCACTAGTATTGTCTCTACAGCGAGGAATCGGATTGCTCGGCTCAATGCCGACGGGTCAATTGATGCTGGGTTTAACCCCAATTCCGATGGTCTAATCTGCTGCCTTGCTCTTCAAGAAGATGGCAAGATTTTGGTGGGGGGATACTTCACCAATATTGGTGGGGGTACCAAGCCTTGGTTTGCCCGATTGACTACCTCTGGCTCGCTTGATGGGGGTTTCACTAGTGCTGTTGGCTCCGTAACAAACCCCGGCCCCGTTTTGGGAGTCACCGTCCTTGAAGATGGGCGTATTGCCATTGTGGGGTCTTGGTCAGACACAAGTAATACGACCACGACGACCACTACAACAGCGCCGCCAACTACGACAACAGCGCCTCCAACGACAACGACTGCACCTCCAACGACAACGACTGCACCTCCAACGACAACGACTGCACCTCCGACTACAACGACTGCGCCTCCAACAACAACGACTGCGCCTCCAACAACAACGACTGCGCCTCCAACAACAACGACTGCGCCTCCAACAACCACGACTACGGTTCCCCCGACGACCACTACCACCGCTCCGCCGACGACGACCACGACTACGGTTCCCCCGACGACCACTACCACCGCTCCGCCGACGACGACCACGACTACTGCTCCTCCAACTACGACAACTACTCCTCCATAATGAGACTGCCAAAAGTTAGCTGCATCTGCCCTACTTTTGCTAGAACCCACTTGCTAGAGGAGGCTGTCGAGAGCTTCTTAAGGCAGGATTATGAGGGAGAACTAGAACTTATAGTTCTTAACGATTTTGTTGAGCAAATAATCAAGTTTACGAGTGATCCGAGAGTTAGAATATTCAATGCTTATCGAAGATATGAAACGCTAGGTGAGAAAAGGCACTCGGCTTACAATCTAGCCAGCGGCGATCTTTTCCTAACGTGGGGCGACGATGACATACATTTACCTCATCGCGTAAGTAGAATGGTAAATTTTTTGGGCGACGAAGGAATGGCTTACGAAGGATGGTTTTTCGTTAGTCATGCAGACGGGATATTTTTGGAAAGAAAATCGACGGCAGGCGCGCACATAATCAAGGCTGAAGTTTACCATAAATTAGGAGGCATCCCAAGCTTGAGCATTGGAGAGGATGTCGCATTTAATAATACAGCAGCAAAGACCCTTGGAGAAATCCGTGTATGCAAAGAGTCTCCAGCGTTCCTTTACCGATGGCATGGGACTAATAGAACCCATGTTTCTGGTACAGGGCAAGATGATCCTTACGCAGTAATGCTAGCTAGAGCAAATCAGCTTGTAGCTTCTGGAGAAGAGCCTTTTGGTGAGATCAAGTTAAGGCCAAGGTGGAGAGAAAATTATTGCGAAAAAGTCAAAGAAGCTATAGTTAGATAAGGATAAATATGGAGACTCTGCCTGCTAAACCCTATTCAGAAAATAGCTCAGAGAGTTTGCCGTGGCACACCTCATTTATCGGGCAGCAAATGCAGCACAACTATTGGCTGTACGAAATTGTTGACCGAGTTATGCGGCTCAACCCTCAAATATCCAGCATCATAGAACTTGGAACCGGAGCAGGGGCTTTATCCGCTGTTCTCGGGTTGTGGGGGGTTCAGCGCAGTATTCCTGTTGTAACCGTGGATACCTGCGCCAGACACAGCAACAAGATATTTTCCGCGCTAAAAGTTCGCTTCATCCAAGAAGATATATTCAACAGCACCGTTGTTGAAGCCATAGAGACTTATATATCAAAAGAGCCAACATGGGTTTTTTGCGATGGAGGCTGTAAAAGCAAAGAGTTAGCTTTTTTCGCACCAAAGCTACCAAAAGGATCAATCATTAGTGCTCACGACCTAGGTACAGAATTCAGCCACAACAGGCACGCACAACCTCTGTGTGACCAAGGAATTATTGAACCTTACAAGCCAGAGTGGTGGATGGAGAACAACGTGCAGTTGGCTATCTACAAGAAGCTATGAAGCTCACCATCTCAATGGCTTGTTACGACGACTACGATGGCGTGTTCTTCACCATCCAGTCGCTCCGTATGCACCATAAGCTGCCTGCCGACACGGAGTTCTTGGTGCTCGATAACAGCCCCAAAGGCGACCACTTGGAAGCGACAAAACACTTTCTTACCTCAGTCCCGAACAGCCGATGGATTCATATCGAAGACAGGCACAGCAGCTTCGTCAAATACGACGCTTTCAAGCACGCAACAGGTGATGTCGTCCTTGGGTTGGACTGTCACGTCCTCTTGGAGACAGGGTTCATCGACAGACTCTTGGAGTGGTGGCAAGCAAACCAAGGATCGAAGAATCAACTTACAGGTCCACTTGTGTACAACTGCTTGACGTCGCGTTCGACGCACATGAACCCGATATGGCGAGGACAAGACTTCGGCACTTGGGGAACAGACGAAGTGGGAGTCAAGGGAACCGACCCGTTTGAAATCCCCATGCAAGGAATGGGCTGCTTCTCATTCTGGCGAGAACATTTTCCAGCCAATCTGCCCGACTTCCAAGGTTTCGGAGCAGAGGAGTGGTTCTTTGCCGAGAAGGTCCGAAAGCAAGGGGGCAAGGTTCTATGCCACCCTCTGATGGGTTGGATGCACCGTTTTTGTTGGCCGAAACGCTCTTATCCAAGCTGCAATGACGCACGGGTGATGAACTACTACCGAGGCTGGCTTCACCTCTACAAGTCTCTCGATCACCCGATGGTGCAACAAATGACCCAGCACTGGCTTACTGTCATGCCGCAGAGCAAACTAGACGAACTGATTCAAAAGGCTATATTACCCGCATGATCCCCAATAGCATCGCAGTCCTTAACTCAGACGGAACCACTGACACGTCTTTCGCCGTAGGGGCAGGACTAAATGAGGGGGCATGGGCTGTTGCTTCTCTCCCAAATGGTCGAATTATTGCTGGCGGGTTTTTTACTTATGTGAGCGGAATCCCCAAAGCCAAGTTGGCTATCTTTGAAGCTGATGGAGAGCTAGTAACGGGGACTCCCGCATTTAACAACACCATTCAAGTTCTCACGGCACAGACAGATGGGAGTATTCTTTTGGGCGGAAGTTTTACCACCGCTGGAACGGATACCCGTAACGGCATGGCTCGACTGCTTCCCAATCTCACCTTAGAGGCAGGTTTTAACCCTGATGTGGATGGAACAACCTATGCTTTGGCACTACAAGAAGATGGAAAGATTCTGGCTGGCGGGGACTTCAGCACAGTTGGAAGCACGACACGCAATAACGTCGCACGACTCTACAATGGAGAAGTCGGAGATAGCCTATATGCCCTCAGTGATTTACTCATCAAGTGGGATAGGTCAGGAGCAGGCGAGGAGACGCAGCGTGTCTCGTTTGAGCTTGATACCGGATCAGGCTACAGCCCATTAGCCGGAACCATATCACGCACCGCTACGGGCTGGCAGATCGTTCCTGATTTTGCTCTGTCCGGCTCCACAAATGATGTGCGAGCGACTGCTTTCCCTTCTGACTCACACAGTAGCGGAACCCATCAAACGGTAGCTTCTATTCCAGTTCTCCCCGAAATAGCCGTCACGATCAATAACGTGCCGATGACGGATGGAGTGAGCACTTTCCCTTTCTCAGCCCTGCAAGTGGGGGCTACAGCCATCGCAACAGTCACTATCAGCAATACTGGTTTGGGTGATCTGACCCTCACTAGTGATGTAACCATTTCAGGGCAATGGAACATTGTATCCCAGCCTGTTACCACCATCCCAGCAAAGGAAAGCGTCTCCTTCGACATTCGGTTTGCCCCGACTTCCGAAGGGAGTTTGAGCGGGACTCTTTCTATTTTCTCCGATGATTCAGACGAGGCTACCTTTACGGTATCGGTGACCGGAACGGCAACGCCCGGCCCGGGCGGACTCGATCTTACATGGCAACCCAATGCCAATGGGGCCGTCAGGGCATTGACCAAATCGAGCGACGACTTTGTGATGCTTGGCGGAGCCTTTACTGCTCTTGGGGTTACCTCCCGTGCAAGGCTAGCTCGTATCGATGAAAATGCAGTTCTTCAAGCTCAGGAGACTTCAATCATTCCCGCAGGAACGATCAACTGTATCGCCCAACTCCCTGATGGAACTGCTTTGGTAGGCGGACAGTTCTCGACCAAAAAACTCTACTGGGTCTGGATCAATGGGGCGGGTAGTCTCGCACTGAAGAACTCTTTTGATATACTGCCTGCGCCAGCTTCCCCTACCTTTGTTCCACAGGTTTACTGCATGGCAGTGCAAGCGGATGGAACAGTATTGGTTGGCGGGAATTTCTACTCAATAAAGTATGGAACTACCACAAAAGTGGGAAGCCTAGCCAAGGTGAGCCTAAGTTCTGGAGTGCCAACCATCGATACCTCCTTTGCCCCCGCAACAACAGATTCCCGCATCTACAGTTTGGCGGTGCAAACGAATGGCAAAATCGTGTGTTCTTCAAATGGGCTTCTGAAACGCCTAAATGCTGATGGCTCACTTGATACGTCCCTATCCTCGGCTATTGACCAAACAGGTCTTACTGTTCTTGAGGCTTCTGGGGCTATTATCGTAAATGCTCCTGATGGCGTGAAGCGTGTCACTTCTACAGGTGCCGCCGATGGCACATTTGCTCTGATTCCTTCTGCGGCTTATGCTGTGCTTCCGCTGACGGATGGCAAGGTCATGATTGCTTCTGGAGCTTTTGGAACTCTTGCCAGCACTTCGCGTTTGGAACGGTTCTTGTCTGATGGCACCGCAGATACTTCCTTCGTCTCTACAGTTACTGGGACAGTCAATACCCTGTGCTGCCAAGACGATGGTAAACTCCTGATCGGAGGGAGCTTCATCGCTTTCTCCAATACCATGACTTCGGCTCGTATTGTGAGCAACAATACTGCCTCCACTTCCCTAACAGTCGTTGACCCGACAGAAGTTCAGTGGCTGCGTAGCGGAGTTCTTCCAGAAACCCAGATTGTGGTCTTTGATCTAAGCCAGAATAGTGGGGCTTCTTGGACTCGGTTGGGTCAAGGCCAGCGCATCGCTGGAGGATGGCATTTGCCAAGCATCGCCTTGCCATACTCAGGACTCCTGCGGGCGAGGTCATACATCCAATCTGCTGGTAACTCTTCCATCATGGAAGATCAGATCAGTTTCTCAGGCTTGGCCGTGTCCGACTTGATTGTGCAGGTGCCAAATACTGAGATTGTCGAAGATGGGGGAATCGCTTCCGCAGTGTCTGCGGTTGCTGGGAGCATTCTTCCTGTTACAATCAGACTGGTCAATACGGGATTAGCCGAGATGACTGGAGTTGTTGCCACAGTCACTACTGCTCCCGTAGCTGGAACGGGCAAGTGGAGCCTATCCTCCGCCCCAAATAGCACAATCCCAGCGGGCGGATCATCCACGATGGTGGCAAACTTCACCCCATCATCTTCGGACAAGGGACTGCTTTATGCCAACTTGGTGATCACGTCGTCGGTTCCGGGCATAAAGAACCCCTACACCGTCCTTCTCGTTGGGGCAGCGGTTGCCCTGCCAACTGCTACGACCAATACTCCGAATAACACGGGCGGTGGTGTAGTTACCTTTAATGGGACTTTTGTGGCGAATGACCTCACGGCTACTGCCTACTTCCGTTATCGCCTGACTTCTTCCTCAACTTGGATCAGCACTAGCACTCTGAGCAAATCTGGTTATGCCGCGCAAACGGGATCAGTAACCGTTTCCAGCCTATCCATTGGGGTATCCTACACTGTTCAAGCAGTTATCGTGAACTCCTCAAATGTGACTTCACCTGTCTATGGAGCTTCAGTAGCCTTCACTCCTGTCCCTTAACCAATCATGCCCGATGTCGATCCTGAAGCCGAAGACCGAGTTGCCACTCTCCAAGGAGAAAATGGCGATGACGCACAGTTCTTGGCTACGCGAGATCGAACGAAGGAAATCGTTGATCAGCGGTTTGATCTGTATCGCTTCATCTCAGGCGAAGGGGCAACCGTTCACAACTGCCAAGAATCCCTGATCTCCTCCTCCGAATGATCCCGCAAGAAACTTGGGAAGCCATGTCCCCTGAGCAACAAGCTGGAGCTTGGTGGGCCGAACTGGACGGGATGCTCACTACTGCTTTGGATGATGTCTCTTATCAGGCGGATAACGAGGATACCATCGTTCTCTCTGGTTTGACTTTTATCGTTGGAACCCGTGTTGCTGTGACCCCATGACCTACGACCAATACCAGCAAATCTACAACGCAGCCAAAGCTCAGATCGCAGATCGGGTCAGCAAGCTCCAGCCTAGAGCGGGCAACAATGCTAGTGTCAACGGGGGCGGGATTTCAATTGAAGTGGGTCGAGCCGAAGAAGCTGCTGCGGAGGATACTTGGCGATATGTCCTCCTTGGAAGAGTTGTGGGGAGCACGACCATCAGTGGGGCTTTTGACGTGGGGCCAGAGAATGCCGCAGTCGTGTTTCGGAACGGTGTCGTAGGTAGCACCTCCTTTTGGCAGGAGACACAACTGGAACAAAGTGAGACGTATTCACGCAGCTACACGCTATTTTTGACCTCTGCCTCGGTCAATGCGGACAGCAGCGAAGGTGCGTTCAAGTTTCCGACTAAAGTGGTTTTGGAACTCTATCCTACGGACGAGAATGGGTTGCCCCTCGACCCCGTGGCAGAATACGCTTTTTATATAGGCTACGAGGGAGACTCCCGTGCTTTTGTTGCCCCCGCTCCAGACATCATCTACGGATTGAGAATTAAGAGCATCGAGCGCACAGCATGAACCTTTGACATAATGCCCATCGTCAAGTAAAATCAAACTGCTTATGGACACCCGCCTCACTGTTGCCGATTGCCGCACTGCCCTCTATGAGGAGGTG